CAAACAAATCTTTATAACGTGTCTCAGCTTCTACTATTTCTCTTGTATAAGATACTATATCCATTCTATCCATTCTATTCTCCTTTCTGTTGTATAATTGATAATATTTTTTGTCTGTCTTCTGTTACAAGTCTATGCCACAAATCAAAACCTGTTGTACCATCATAATCGTAAAAAGCATAACCATATTGAGTACATTTTTTAATCCATTGTACTGTATGTTTTTGTTGTATTGTTACAAGCTGTTTTGCTATTGCATCATATTCTCTGTCAGTTATAACACTGTTATTTGCTTCATAGTATAGATAAGAATGAATTAATATAACACGTTGTAAGAAACTACATTTTAATTTGTCAGACCAATATACAGGCAAATTATACATAATCTTCAATGCTCCTTTCCGGTAACATTGCTATTTTGTATGCTATTTTCTTTCTTCTCATTTTGTTACCTCCTTACTTGTTTAACTTGTTATCTTTTACTCAATTACATTTTAACATAACAACATTTTATTTGTCAATAACTATTTTAACTTTTATAAATATAAATTATATAACTTTATAAAGAAAAATATATATAAATATATATAAAAAGAAAGTTTGTGCTTTAAAAGTTTATTTGTTTTATTCCCTTTTGTTTACAATATTGTTTTAAAGATTTTATATTGTTTATTTCAAACTCTTCTCTGACTTTATGAATAACATTGTCCAGATTTGCCAATGCTTTTTGTTTTGAAGTGTATCTAGTATGTTCAATTGCAATTCCTGTCTGATAATGTGTAATAGAATAGCAACTATCTTTCAATTTTACAATAACAATATTTTTATACTTTGTTTTATAACATGGTTTCTTTACAACCTTTCTGCCACAACTCATTATATTACATTCCATGCTCTAACCTCCTATTTTAACAAACCGTAATATTTGTAATCTTCATATGTTCCATTTTTCCTTTTATATATTATTTTATTGTATTCTAATGTTTTTATTAGCCTTTGTTTCATCTGTTTTAGGAATATATAGTTTGGTTTGTTTTTGTTGTGTTTTATATTGTAAAATGTTTTCCAATCTTTGTTGACTAGATTTTTAACAATCTCTTTAACTTCTAAGTCCTCATATACTCTGCAACCTGCACTCCAATGATTTTTACCAAATATATCAACACTACCACCACAAGTAAAACATTTGTAATGTATGCTATTATTCATGGACTTGTATATCGTGCATCCCTTTATGCCGCTATAAAATTCAATCGTATAATAGTTTGAAGTCATATATTTTTTGCCATCTTCCACAAAACCATCACCAACAGTACAAAAATACATATATGGATCATTTTCTTTATTACTCATTATACAGCCATTTATCATTGGAACATCACCATGTTTTTGTTTGTACTCAATAAATTCTTTATCATACTCTCTACAAATAACACTTTTACTTCTTCTTTTCTTTGCATACTCTTTATATTCTTCATATGTTTTACCTGTGAATTTTTCCATGTCCTTTCTATCCTCCTATTTTAACGATTTAAGACACTTTATACATTTACCCTATACTTTTATCACTGAACTATATAAACACGCTAGAAACTTAAAATACAGGCTATATAAGCTATAAGAAAAGGTAGCTTTTTAGGCTACCTTAATTTTTCTTAATGCATCACTGTATTTATTTCCACAACACACGAAACAGTTAATTGTGTCTTTTGTCATTCCTTTGAATACTGCAATTCTTAAAATCTGTTCAAGTGGTAAACCTGTCTTTTCTAACTTTGTTACCATTCCAATACATCTGTAAGAGAATGTTGCTCTGATACCATTTGTATTAGCTTGTGTTCTCAGATTTTCAATGAAGTCTACAAGGTCTGCATTTCCTTTTGCTATATGCATTTCAATGTTTCTATCGTAGTCAAAATCAATGATTGCAAATCTATCAAGTGTAGCTTGGTCTAACACAAGTCTTCCAGTGTACATATCATCAGCACCACTACCAACAGTGTTACCTGCGGCTACAACACGGAAGTTTTTGTGTGCTGTGATTTTTCCATTTGGGAACTCGAAGTATCTATTTGCAATTGCCGCATTAAGTAAAACTAATACTTCTGGAATTGATGCATCCATTTCGTCAAGGAAAAAGATACCGCCATTCTTAAATGCTTTATAAAATTCTGTTTCATGGTAAACACCACCTGCATCTATAAAGCCTGTCAGTTTGTATTCCTGCTGTACTGAGTTCGTAAAGTAAAACTCAAGTCCTAAGTCCCAACTGATTTGTTCCAATGTATAGTTCTTACCACTTCCTGCCGGGCCAGCTAAATATACTGGAATATCGTTTTCAATACAAGCCTTAATTGTTTCATACTGACTATGTTTTACTTCCTGTGTTTCTTCCTTTTCTTCTTTCTTTTCTTCAACAGGTTTTACTTTTACAGGTTTAACTTCTGGAATAGTAAGAACTGTTTTGTCTTTGTTTACTTCATGTCTTCCAGACTTTCTTACCATGTTTGTTGTTCTGTCTTCGCTTCTGAAATCTTCTGGTTCTCTATACTGTTCCATGTTTCCATTGCAATCTACAACTTTGTAACAATACATGATTCCTTGAATTTCAAAACTGTAAATGCCTTTGAGCATTTCTTCTCTGATTTCTGCTGTATGTCTTCTTGGTGTTCTTTTAATTACTACTGTTCCAAAATCAGTAATTGTTGCACACTCAATTTTGTTTGTTTCCTTATTAAATTTTACACTTTCAAATTCTCTTGTTTTCATCATTTTATTTTCTCCTTCACATTTGTTTTTGTTTTGTTATCTTGTTTCTGTAATTATAATAACATAGACCAAAACAAATGTCAACAACAAATTTTAAAAAGGTGCGGATTAACGCACCTTGTATTTCTCTATATCTGTTATTTCTTCTTCCTTAACATTTCTTGGCACATAATATTCGCCATTGTATAGATGTTTTACAGTCTCCCATTCTGTGCATTTTCCATATCCCATTCCAAAACCTTTGCAATCTTCTAATCGTTCAATTAAGGCAAAAGTTATTCTTCTAAACATACTTGGATGTGCTAATGGAAATGCAAGTTGCTTTAAGTTCATACGCTGTGAACTTTCTTTTACTTTTATTCTAATATCAATATATCCATTAGTCCTAGGATTTCTTGAAACGAAACTAACAAAAACATTACAACGCACTCCCTGTTGTTCAAGTTTTTCTACAGCCTGTAAAAACTTTATACTTTCATACATCATTGTTTCCTTTGATGTTATACCACTATAACCAAAATCTTTTGTTATATTTACAACCTTTTGTTTTTTCACTACTCTTTTATTATTTATCATATTTGTTGGAATACCTTGTAAATATCTTGGAACACTACACTGAAATCCTGCAACATCATAAAATGTTTTGTTTCTATATCCAACATTATTTACATTGGCTTTCGCATCCAATTTATCTTTTAACTGTTTTGCCCCATCATCCCAACCATGTAACAAAAGCTCCCTTGCTTCTTCCATTGAATGTGTACCCCTAAAATTATAATCATAATCATCGGATTTATGGTGACTTTTATAGAATGGTGTTCTTTCTACTGTATCAATATAATTTACTACTTCTGCTATTGAATTAAAACTAATATTTACATCATTATTTGTTGTTGTTCTCTTCATCTTCTTCACTACCTCTTTGTTTGTTATACCTTATTTACAATTACTATAATACACCATTTGTTTTGTTTTGTCAACAAAAAAGGAACACAAACGTGTTCCAATTTTAAAACTTTTCTTCTTTTAACTTTTGTTTTGTTTTAGGAAGATACCCATACATTGCAATACAATAAGAGTCTGCCAAATCATCATTGATTTTACAAGGTACTCTCTGACCGTCTATTTTGACCTTTATTACGCCTTTTTCACCTCTACCCTTATAAGGCTCTGCTATATATTTCAAAAGCCCTTTATCACGCAAATACAAGATTGTACGGTATTTCTCTTTGTTGATTCCATATGGGTTTTCTAGTGGCTTACTATTGCCTACTATCTGACTCTTCCAACTTCTGGTGTCTACACTATATACCGGAATGTCATACGTTGCAAATACATCTATAATTGTTGCAATCAATGCACCTGTTGATTTAATATAAGATTCTGAAAGAAATCCTTGTGAACGTAATCTAATGCGCTCAGTGATTACCACAACATTATCAAGATTATAATTATCAAAAAGGCTTTCAAGATAACATCTTAAATATTCACGCTTTTCTGTATTTGTTTTGCATTCCTCAAAATTTACTGAGTGCATTTTCAAGATTTTCTTATCTTCCAGTATTGTTATACCTGTTCGTGCGTAACTCTGGTCGATGCCTATTACGATTCTACTCACAATTACTACCTCCCTAAAATATCTTGATTATGAAAAAACCTACGCATTGTCCAAACATCAGTGAACCACATTGGCGTAAACCATATCTTTTCTATATCTTCGGGTAGTTTTGGTTCTGGTTTGATTAATGAATTATCATGTATCACATATCCTGCTAAACCATGCAAACTTAACTGTATGTAACACATATGTACGCAGGTTATATCAATATCTTGTCCGACAAAGTAAACATGATTCTGATAATTATATTTTTTAAACATTTCCTTACACTGTTCACTTGCTGATATTAATGTTGCACCTGCACCACACGCACAATCATATACATTTGCATAACCTTTCTTGTGTACCGTTTTTCCTAGTTCTTTCCGGTCAAATGTAAGTTTTGACATCATTTCACACACATCATATGGTGTAAAGAATTGCCCTACATTTTTGTTAGATATTTGTAACATCATATATAATTCACCTAACAAATCTTGGTTAGGCCTTTCTTCTAACTCTTCCACAATTAACGCAAACATTTGCGGAAATAATTTCTGCTCCTTTTTTGAATAATTATTAATAATTCTTAAATATTCTTTTTCTCTTTTGTCCCATACTTCTTTGAACTGTTCAGACTTGGTCATTGGCAAAGTACTTTGATTTGCTAATGTTATTGCAAATAACGCCATACAATCTGACCATACTTGATAAGTTGATTTTGAACCGCACAACAGTTTAAAACCTTTTTCAAATCTCTTTTTATAATTCTTATCGTCTGTTTCTTTCTTCATGCTTTCAACCACTCCAAACATTTCTCCTTCGTTGTGAATACAGGGTATCTGTTTGGTTTATTGCGTGTTCCTGTATCAATGTTACTGTTTTCACACATGAATGTATTCACCCAAAATCTAACTTCATGTTCTTTTCTTTTTCCGGCTACAATACTTTTTAACTTTAATGTGTATACCGTTGTTTCTTCATACACTGTTGCATACTTTACAATGCATTTGCAAATAACATTATCGTTATACTTTTCACGCTTACTTGCAAACACAAGAAAAACTTCCTGTCCCGGTTCTAACATAAGATAACGTTTTACCATGTTATCTCCTTTCTGTTTACATTCTTTTGTTTCGCACTCCAAACAATCTAAATAGGTTACTCGGAGTGCATATGCTTTACAATATTTACTCATTATTCTACTCTTATTTTTTAAATCTTTTCTTTGCTTCATCAACAAACGCCGCAACAACAGCATAAATAAACAATACCAATGAACCAATAAACACTACCAAAAACAAAACACCAACAACTTTTGCACAAATTACAATTAAATTCCATAATAAAAAATTAATCTTCTCTAACATTATCATTTTAAACGCTCCTTCGACTTTTTAAAGCATACATCACGCATAGGACATTCTTGTGCTTTTTTACTTCCATAACAAGAACATTGCGGCATCCTTGGCACTAACTTTTTATTCAAAACAAGTTGCTCTTTATATTCCTGTATTTTTTCAAGTCTGCGAATATATGGTGCGATCTCTGCCGGGTTATAATCATATCGGTATACTTTAAACTCCTGTGTGTTTTTATCATCACACAAAACAATTCCTTTATGTATTCCGGTAAGATACATATACAACTGACATTGCTTTCTTCCAGATGCATGATACTTTTGTTTTTTGTATGTGTATGTATTTACACTTTTAATCTCGACAATATATTCTTCCCATTTGTCACATGGCTCTGTAAGGCTCATATTTGCCGGTAATTTGCATATTATATCCGGGGTATAGGATAAGTCAAAGTCTTCGTCAAAACGGCTGTAATCACAGTCTAACGGCGCACACAAGCCACCTCGTATGAACAACCTCTGCCACTTTTCGTGAATAGCATCACCCTCTGCGAAGATTCTTTTTAGTCCTACTTTTGTTTGTTCCCCTTGTAACTGTTTGTAAAATAATGATAATACTTGCTGTCTATAACAAAATTTATCATCAGATACAATTACGGCAGATGCGTGTAATCCTCTTCTCTCTGTTGTATCTGAACCTCTTGTCATAACTGATTTCAAAAACTTTAATTCTTCTGATATGTTCTTATCCAAATAAAACAAACTGTTCAATAATTGTTCTATCTTTTGTTCTTCCGTACTCTGTAGCTTTGTTCCATTCCTATCTGCTTCTTTTTTAATATCGTCAATCAATCCCATTATTCTACCTCTCGAATTGTTTTTACGAAAGATTTATTTATGTCCGTTGTAGAACAAAATCTATTGATTGCCTTTTGTTTTGTCTCAGCATAACAATAAAAATCTCGTTCTACAACTTTATTATTTTCGTATGTTCTCAGAAACGTTATGATATATAAATGCATTACTCTAACATTTCCTTATATTTCTTTTTATGTTCTTCCATAATTTCTTTTCTGGTAGAATCTAAGTCTGCAAAATCTACGAAGCCCTTTTCAAAAAACATAGGGATTTCACAAGATTGCATAGGATTACACACTTTTGACTTTACAACTTTTACTTTCATAACAATACCAATTCGTTCCTTCGCTTCTGTATTGAATGGATTGTGGTTCGGTATTTCAATCCATCCCTTTCGTGCTACTTGTATTCTAAGACTTGCACTGTGTTTTAATTTATGACCACCTGGAGTTTGAATATTGTCACCAAACGGCAATGCGTTCATTTTATCACGAATCTGATTGATGAAAATAACTGTTGTTCCCGTTTGTTCTATTACATCCTCAAGTGTTGGTAAATACTTGTCCATAAGTCTAGCAACACCACCGATACGCATTTCCTGTTCACTGTCTGTATTGACTGCCTTTCTTATCTTGTCGATATCATCCTTTGGCTGTAATGATGGTACACTGTCAATAACGATTAATGGTATTCCTTCTTCTGCAAATCTAATTGCACGGTTAAAAGCCTTTTCTCCATATCTCGCTCTATACACTAACATTTGTTTCGGACGATTACCAAATAACCTTGCTCGCTCGGAACTAAAGGTACCCTCAACGGGCTCAACTAAACACATTTCATGCTGAGCGCACATCTGATAAGCAAGTGTTGTTTTTCCTGCACTCTCAGCACCAAAAATTTCTATTGTTCTTCCGCATGGAACACCACCTCCGATAATGTTATCAAGGTCTGTAAGTCCTGTTGACCATCTCGGAATTTTTAATGCATCCGATTTACTTCCAAGACTATATACAGAACCTTTTTCCTTTTTATCTATTTCATTACATAATCTCAGAATTCCTTCTTTGTTTAATTGTTTCATTTGTTTACCTCACATTTCTTTCTTTCCGTTTTAATCATTCCACGCAACACCTGTCCTATTTCCAGATAATTCGTTTCGATTGTTCCATCCGCAGAAAACTTTGTTTCACACCATGTTACGAGTTCATCAAATTTATTAAGATACCACTCTGCTTTTTTCAAATCTTCTATACCATTTTTATTTTCATGTCTCCATATATATTTATACGCATTTTGCACACAATATTCTGCTGTCCTTTTTACTCCGAATGTTAAATTCATTGCATCAATACATTCAATACTTGTGTGTCCTTCATAGTGGCTCGGATGGTTTACGTTATCATTTACTTTAATTTCTTCCATTGTTTTGCGTTCCCCTTTCGTTTGTTTCGTGTATTTTCTTTGATTGCAATGTATATGCTATATTCCTGTTCTATTTTGTCTTTCGCTTATTCATATGACTTTGCCACATTCTCACCTCGCCATCAAAGTGCTATTATATTTGACTACTCTACTCAAATACTTTTGCTTCTTGAACTCCAATGCACCTTGTTCTTTTAAAATATCAATGACCCTACTTGTTACTGCCCTTCCCTTACATCTATCGTAAAAATCATCATAATCTTTGAATATACCCTTTTTACGCTCTTCTTCTATAGCTTCTGCGGCTTTTTCTCCGATACCCTTAATAATACTCAAACCTTGCTGTATAACGTTCTCTCCGTCCATTTTACGAATACTTGTTTTAGCTGTGTAATTGACATGAGGTAGCATTACCACTGCACCATCCTTAACAGCACACTCAGAATATTTATAGATATCTGAATCACTTCCTGCATATTTTATTTTTACATACCAGAATTCTGTTGGGTAATAAATTTTATAAAACATTTGCTGTAAACTTATAAGCGCATAGCCAGTTGACTTTACCTCACACACTTTCGTGTGCCACGCTTGCAACGTGTTAAGGTTTGGAACATACCAAAGACATATGTTTTATAACACTTAGTCTCTTCCATTATGTTCTCTGAATCTTTTCACGAATTTATTATATTTTCTTTGCATTCCAAAACTACTATAGTAGACATAAACATACAATAACATCATATTTCTTTCGTCTGAACTTCTTAAACTCCATATATCATTTTCACCTTGTATCAGGTTCAATGGAATGAAATTATAATGCTTTTCAAAAACACGCTTGCACCATTCGAGAAAGTCTTTGGACATTGAACAAATAAAAAATTCTCCTGCATCGTTTCTTATCCATCCGTCACCATCTATAATTCCTCTTAATAAATAACTTATATATTGAACTTCTGACTTTTTCAATTTTGGCGGCTGTAGCGTTAGGCTTTTTCGTTCAACTACTCCAAACCTTTTTAACTCATTCACGATTCTTTCTGAATCAATAGTGAATCTGTATTGTTGCTTTCTTTTCCCACTTTTATTTATGGTTGTCAATTCTTTTCCAAAATAATTACATACGAATTCTATCACATCTTTGTCCGTCATTGATAAACCAATCTGATTCTTGTGAACCCATCCATCCGTTAGCATCAATCCTATAAAGTATGCTTTAAACGGCTCGTCTATTATTTTAAAACTTACTTTTCTTCGTGGATTCTTAATTTCCAATGCTTCTTGAAATGTTCGCATTTTACCGCCGCGTCTTGTGACAATATCATAGATACTTTTCTTTGTTTTAAATCCGTATATATTCATTAATT